TAGTTTCTAGTAGTATGACTACGGCCCAGGCGTTAGATAGAAATAAAATTGAAAGTAATAGTATATAATTAAAAAAAAGCATTACTTTTATAAAGATTTTCATTCTGTGTAAGTTTATTATTGGTTAATTATTCTTAAAATCCGTTAGTTTTGCTAAATTCTAACGGATTTTTTTATTTTTTAGAATATATTAAAAAAAAATAACTACATTTACGTATAAAAGTTTATAAAATAATATGAAAGTTTATGAGTTAAAGCTCCAAAAAGGAGGTAAAGGCGTTTTTAGGATGAGTACTGTAAAAGGTCCGGCCATAGAGGACACGCTTTTATACTTTAAAAAGGAAACTAAAGACATTTCTTTTTTTGCCGATGAGGAAAAACGTATATTTTACGCTCCGGCTATGATCCCTAACCTAAAAATTTATCGGAATAATGTAAACGGAGAGCCGGCGGAGGTATTTTATACAGCGGAGACTGTAGCGGAGGCTCAGATAAACTATTTTAGGCAGAACGGAAATAGATCTAACAATATAAACCACGCTCTAGAGGATATAGAGGGCGTTTTCCCTTTTGAAAGTTGGATAATACAGGATTTTGCTAGCGATAAAGCTAAAACTTTAGGTTTTAACCTACCTAACGGTACCTGGATTATGGGTTATAAAGTAGATAATAACGAAGTTTGGAAAAATATTAAAGAGGGCGACCTAGACGGCCTATCCATAGAGGCTACAAATTTAGAACACATATTTAAAAATGATATAACGATGAGTAAAAACAAAAAAAATGTTTTCGCATTTTTCAAAGAGGGCCTAGACGCGCTTTTAACTAATGCGGAAAAATTCGAGGGAGAGATCGCGGAGGTATCTAAGTGGTGGCAGACCGTAGTTAATACTACTTTCGCTATCGGAGATACTGTAGAGCGTAAACCTTTGGACGGAGAGACCGAGGCTAAACCGGTAAACGCCGGAGAGTTTGAGTTAGAGGACGGACGAAGAATTTTAACAGATAGCGAGGGCGTTATCCGTTATATTTTTGATGCGCCGGCCGGAGCTACAGATCCTCCAGCCGCTACAGAGGTTATGGCCGGAGAGACTCCAGAAACTCCAAAGGAGACGGAGGAGGAAAAAAAGGCTAGATTAGCTAAAGAGGCAGAGACAGCCGCGGCCGCTACAGATCCTCCAGAGCCTACAGAGCCTACAGAAAAAGAGGCGGAGTTAATGGATGAGATAATCTCCTTAAAACAGACCATAGCAGAGCTAGAAGCTGACAAAGTAAAAGAGGCTACAGATCTAGAAAAAATGAACGCCGAGTTGGTAGCTATGAGAAAACAAACTCCAGCCGCCGCTAGTATACCTCTAACTCCTACGATATCCCAGCATACAGAGGAGAAAAAATACGAGGATATGAGTAACTACGAAAAAACTATTTTTAACAGATCTTAAAACTTTATCATGTCAGAAGAAAAAAAACAAAAAAAACAAACTCCAGCCGAAATACAAGCCAAAAAAAACGCGGCCGAAATTAAAGAGAATGGATTTTTAAATCCGTTTAGCCCTGGAGTAACCTATCCAGCCTATCTAGCTACTTTAAAAGCGGATGAGACAGTAGAAAAAAATTTAAAAGGTAAAATATCTAACGCGGAATTAAATTGGCTGTTAGGTGATTTACAAAACCTAAAAAAAAGATAAATAATTATGAGTGTAGTTTTTAGCGGTACTAAGTTACCACAAAGCGAAATTAAAGACATTCAATCTGAGATTTACTCAGACTGGGGGACCTTTAGAGAAAAAGACGTAAATATCCAGGAGGGCCACAAGTCCGGTACTGAGGTTTACGAGAGTAAAGTAACGGTAAATAACAAAGCCTATTCTAGTGGACCGGTAGAGGCCGACGGTACGGCGGAGTACGCTGTAGACAAATCTACTGTAAACTTAGTTAAAACTATGTTTAGTGACGTTATAGATTATACTACGCTATTAGATACGCGTTTTGAAAAATCTATGGCTAAAGGAGCATTTAAAACCGTATCTACTGAGTTTGATAACGCCGTATTACAGTATATTACTCCGGCTATCTCTCAGAGTATGGAAGAAATGACATGGGACGGTGCTACGGAAGCTCAACAAATAGCTATTGCTGCTTTAACTCCAGGCGCTGGGCAAGGATCAATTAGCGCGGCGGCCCAAACTTTAGCGGCGGCTATGCCTACAAAATTAGTAAACAGCTTACCGGCTACTATTTTATATAACGACTCTCGAAGTAAAGCGACTCCAGGAGCCGGTTTAGGAGACTATGTTAAAGTAGCGGCTACTGCTTATACGGCGGCCACAATAGCGGCGGAGTATACTAAAATGTTTAATGGAATTTTGCCAAAGGTTTTAAATGATAAATTAAATCCGCCTGTAATTTACGCTCCTTTAGCGGACCGTCAATTAATGCTGACAGCTAATAACTCCGTAGGAGCGGCCAGTAATAAAAACTTTTTATTTCCTACAGAGGATTTAAACTCTAAATGCTTCTACCAGGGAGTAGAGGTTAAATTTAAGCCTTTAGTAGGTTTTCATATTATTAGCCCAGCTAAATATTTAATATTGTTATTTGATTTAATCAATGATATGAATATCCTAGAGACTGGAAAAATGCCAGCCGGAGCGGATCAGTACTACTATAAAAATGTACAGGCGTTCACTACCTGGTGCACAAACCAGAGATATATTACTCTTTACGGAGGATAAGATACTAACAAAATCCTCCTAGGTTAATCCCTGGGAGGTTTAAAAAATATATAGATAATGAGTTGTGTAACACTAACAAAAAGTCGTAAATTAAACTGTATCTCTAAAATGCCCGGAGTTCGAGCTATAGGGATCCTACCATTTGACGGAGTTAATAGAATTTTAAAGACAGCTACAGGCGTAGTAACTTTAGTCCCAGCTGTAGCGGATCTAGACGTTACTATAGCTAGATTTGAGCTAAAAAATACTACTACTAATTTTATAGAAAATGGTATTTCCGGAGGGGATAACAGATCTACAGGAGTTACCGGTAATATCCCTATAATTTTAAATGTACCTAGCGGCGGAGACGTAGAGTTAAATACTTTAGTAGAGGAGCTGTTAAAAGGAGAGGTAGTTTTATTTTTAGAAATGAACGACGGTACTATAAAAATAGCCGGATCTCAGTTAGGCGCTTTAGCTATAACAGCCGACGACCAAACAGGAGGTACTATAGGAGATTTAAACGGCTATACAATTACGTTTAATACTTTAGAGCCAGATTTTAGCAGAGGATATATACTAACCGAGCCAGCTCTAACAGAGTACGCGGCGGCTATAATGCCATACGTATAAAAAATTAATAAAAATCTAATAAAACCTCTCAATATGAGGGGTTTTTTTATATATTAAAATAATGAAAGTACTTTTTTTAGATACTCCTTTAGTCTTTTATTTGATCCCTAGAGTATATCCAATAATAACGGATACATTAACGCTATATTTGCGTAATGAGATAACAGATAAAACTATAACTCCGGCTATAACTTTTACGATCTCAGAAAAATTAAAAATTACTATACCAGCCCAGCCTACAGATTTTAAAATTCAAAATAAATACGAAGTAGAATTAAAAAACGGATCTAGCGTTATTTATAGAGGCAAAATTATTATCTTAGCAGAGGGGACAGACATACAAAATTATGAATATAGCTCTCAGATAAATGCAAAATTCAAATATAAGTAATAACGAGGTACATATTTTTAGAAACGAAGTACAAAAATACTCCGCTTTTCAGCCTATAGATATTAAACCTACTCTTGGTAGAGATTGGATTTTAAACGGTCCTAACGGAAATAATTATAAAACATATAAGGACGCGTACGACGATAGCCCGACTAACGCCTCTATTATTAACGCTTTTGTTAAATATATTTTTGGAGAGGGGTTAGTAGATACGTCTACAGATAATATAGATCTCAGTATCTACCTCTCAGAGGAGGATCAGCTGTTAATGTGTTACGACTTTAAAATCCACGGCGGCTACTCTGTAACTGTCATCTGGGACTCTAACGCTGGAGACAAAAAACCTTTAAAAATAGAGTATATCCCTATTTATAAATTAGGCGTTAACTATATTTTAAAGACAGGAAAAATAAATGGATACTGGTATAGCTACGACTGGACTAAAATTTTTACATATAGACCAGTAAACTATCCAATTTTTACAGGGAGATATCAAGGTAATGACCTGGAGATCCTGGTAGTCCGTAGACCTACGGCGGAGCCATTTTTTCCGGTACCGGATTATATATCTGGTATACCATGGGCCCAGGTAGAGGGACAGCTAGGTAACGCCGCTAAAAACCATTTTATTAACGCTATGTCGGATATAACGTTAATAAATTATAATCAAGGGAGACAGTCTACTCCAGAGGTTTCTAGAGAGGAGGCGGATAAAGTTAGATCTAAGGTAGTAGGCTCGGATAATCAGTCTACAGTTTTAGTATCTTTTAACGACGGTCCGGAGGAGGCTGTAGTCATAGACCGGATCTCTCCTCCAGAGTTAAACCAGCAAAACGTATTTTTTAGCGAGGAGGCGGAGCGAAAATTAATAGTAGCGCATAGCGCGCCGCCTATTTTATTTAGCGGATCCAATACTGGAGGAGGTTTTAGCTCTAACGCGGACGAAATAGAGGTAGCTACTAACTCACTATATAGGAGACATATAAATCCGGATAGAAATGTAATTATAAAAGGCCTAAAAAAAGTATTTAAACTAATAGACAGCTCTATAATTTTAGATTTTAAAGACTTTAAAGAGGAGGCGCTAGAGGAGACTCCAGTAGCTACAGCTCCGGAGCCTGTTAAATCTAACTTTTTTAAAAATCCATTTAAAAGATGATAACATTATTTTTAAAAGAAAATGATATCCCGGCTTTAACCTCATTTAGCGGAAATATAGACGCGGATAGTCTAAAGCCTCACATATTTACAGCTCAAACTAACGATATAAAGAGGATTTTAGGGACAGATTTATATAATAAAATGCTAGCAGACTACGAGGCGGACGCTTTAACAGGATTATATAAGACTATATACGAGGATTATTTAGTCCCTATGGAGGTTTATTTTGCCTGTATGTATTATATGACCTTTGGAGGATCTAAAATTAATAATAACGGCGTAACTAAAGTAGCTTTTGATAACGGCGTAGCCCTTAGCGAGTCAGAAACTAACCGGCTAATAGGAGTATTTAGACAATTAGCCAATAATAACGAGTTGTTTTTTTATGAGTATATGAATACTGTAGAGGTCCTGGAGTATAATAGGTCCTCCGATGATGAGTATAATAATAATCCAGTAATACCATGGTATTAAAATGAGTAAAATAACTATAAATACCTCACTACCAAACGACGGACTGGGGGACGCACTTAGAAACGCCTTTAATAGTACGAACGCAAACTTTACGGAGCTCTACGATCAAAAAGTAGATAAGGTAATCGGCCAGGGATTAAGTGATAATAACCTAACGGACCTATTATTAACTAAAATAAACAATATAGAAGATCTAGCCGCCGTAAATATACAAAGTGACTGGACTCAAAATAACGATACCGGAGCGGATTATATAAAAAATAAACCGGAAGTATCTACGATCCCTATAATGCAACCTATAGGAGTAGATTTTAGTTTTCCTCTAAACACTAAAACAGATATAGACTCCCTTTTCGGAGCTTTTTTAATTAATGATGCGGAGAGCGGTATTATATTAAACTCATCTACTCCAATAACAGGAGACGGAGGCCATAGTAAAGTTATGTTTGCTGTTTTAGCTGGGACAATTACCACAGGATCTCTGACTATAACCGGCACATCTGTAGACAGAAATACAAAAGTAGAAACGCCTGGAGATACAGAAATAATCCCAATAGCTGGTTTATCGGTTAACGCATCTACGGTAGACGCTAACGGTAATACAGTCTATAATTATACAGATAACTATATATCCTCCAAATGGTTTAGAGGTTCTTTAACTTTCTCTACTACGGATTTAAATTTAACTGAAATAAGAATAGCTCAGGTTGCTTTTGAACAATTTAACTCTATAGGCCCTATAATTATAGATGAGTTAGACGCCACTTATAAGATATCTAATACGCTGGCTAAAATGGACGCGTATTTATACGCTGTGACTGTAGTAGGATCTAAAGCTAACGTTAAATTAATAGCTGACATACATCATGTAACTGGAGGTTTTGTAGATGCGGCTTTTAGGAAAAGACAGGCGGATATAGGTAAGGATTTGAATACAGCTACAGACGGTATATTTGTGGATTTGTTTTTAGCTCCTACAAGTCAACAATATTTTAATAGTTTTATTTTAAAGGTACGGGGTCAAAGAATACAATACATAGACGTTTTATTAGATAATACTTTAATAGTTGATACAATTACCTACGGTGAGAATTTAAACGCTGGAGAGGTAGTTTATTTAGATCCAGACGGTAAATATTATAAGGCCGATAATACAGATCCTTTAACCTCAACTACGCAAATTAGACTAATATCCCAAAGCGGACTAATAGGGGACGAGAAAAAATGTATTAAATCCGGAACCTATACAACTAGCGGAGCTATAACTCCAGGAAATGAGTATCTAAGTACTAGCGGAACGTTTACGGCTGTTTTGCCTACGGCCCCTAGTGATATAGTGAGGATTTTATCTACGGCAATAAGCACAAATAAAAGATATTTCAATCCCTCCTCTTCTTGGGTTACAGCCGACGGCTCAAATGTAAACGGAGTTAGTCTAATAGCCGGAGGCGGTAAAACATTTGCCGACGCTTGGAGCTTAGGAGGCTTAGACGTTAGAGCCTATGCTACGAACGCCTTAATATTAGACCAATATTATACAGGAGCCCCTCAAACGATAACGTTAAACGCCGCCTCCGCTACTTTAGGGCAGAATAGATACATAGCAATAGTTATGGATACGAGCGGAGTTATTAGCGCCCAGGACGGAGTTACCGGAGCTGTAGCTATACCTCCTACAGTAGATACAGATAACTATTATTTAATTAGATATTTATTTTTAGTAGGGCAAGCTACAGTTCCTACAGATCAGAGCGGAAATACTACTAGTGTTTACTCCTTAGTATACGATGAGACAGGAACGGAGCCGTTAGAGAGTAATGTAACGACATCTACGCCGTCTATAGTTGCAAATACAGCTGCATCTCCTTTTGGAGGCGTAGGTATTAGGGCTGTTAATTTGGCTAAACAATCCGCCGATAAAATTTATTTTAACTATACGACAAAAAAATTATTTTCAGAGTTTACAGATCTTAATTTAGGATTAAAAACCGACATAGGCAATAGCTCTTTAAAGATATATGTGAATTTTTTTAACGATAATGTAAATGTAGGTGGTTTAGCCGTAGCTAGTGGTTTATATGGTTACTTAGGCTTGGCTACAATCCCTCAAAATATTAGCATACCTAAAGATTATTTTATTTTTAATGGTTTGGAGTTTGATAGAATTGTAATTTTTTTATACTCTCCTTATTCCACAATCCCCGGCTATTGGATAGACGACGTAAAACTATTAAATGCCTACGCTCCTAATCCTAATACGCCTATATTTATACAAAAGCAGGCAAATTGGAGCCAAGCGGATATTAACGCTGTAGATTTTATTAAAAATAAGCCTGATTTACTAACCGCAACACTTTCAAAAGACATAAATCAAGGATCCCACGGATTTATTGTAGGAAATGCTATAAGACATAATGGCACAATATGGGTAAAAGCACAAGCAGACAGTTTGGCAAATTCTGGAAGTATTGGAGTTGTAGGAGTTGTTACAGACGCTAATAATTTTTCTTATTCATTCGGTGGGTTTTTAGTTCCAGGAACTTGGATTA